TATCCCATCGGCGTCCAAACCTGAAATAGCCCCTGCCCTTAAATTTGCCGCTGCTTCAACTCAGGACACCTTATGACCTTCTACATCTTTCTTCTTGCATGCTGTGCTGCCGCCGCAACTGGCATCATCTTCAAACCAGGCGCCTGGTACGAATCACTTCAAAAACCGAGCTTCACCCCACCGAATTGGGCATTTCCAGTCGCCTGGACGACGATCTATCTACTCCTCGCGTGGGCCGGATATCGCTTGACCCTACTTCCTGGCAGCGAGACCGTGCTAGCCCTATGGGCGGCGCAAATCGCGCTCAATACCTTGTGGACGCCGGTATTTTTTGGAGCGAACCACATCGTCGCGGCGATGGTGATCCTTGCAGTGCTCTGGATGGTTGTGGCCGCAATGGTGGTGATGGCCATGCAGTTGGACATCGTCACGGGGCTTATCTTATTCCCGTACCTGCTATGGCTCTGCGTGGCTGCCGCCCTGAACTTCTCAATCCTGCGTCACAATAAATAACCTTCGGGTAGAGGTGGCCATGCGTCAGCCGTCCAACCACGTGAACGCAGAGCAAGGAAGGCAGTTAAGAGAGAGGGAGATAGGAACCCGGGTCGGTAGCTACCGAAAGCAAGGAGAGTCGCGGACTTTTTGCCCCAAGTTGGTAGCTCGTTGCCACCAAACCCCAAAAACGACAAAGCCCTGAAAAATCAGGGCTTTGTCGTATCTAAGATGGCGGAAGCATAGAGATTCGAACTCTAGGACCTGTTACAGTCGGCAGTTTTCAAGTCTGCAAACTTTTCCTTTCATATCAAAAGGATATGTATTTTCACGTTCCTAAATCAGCACTATTTTACACCTCCACGAGCCGCATCCTTCCGCATTCGTCATTCAAGTTTCGGAACGAAATGTACCTCCCCGGCTGCCTACGAAATGCATCGGTTACCCACCCATTGAGGGATGTTGAAAAACCCTTTACTCACCCGTCGCTTCATGCCTCGACTGACCATCGCTGTGCACCATCAGCAAATCTGTCGAGTATGCGTTAAACGCGAGCATCTAAAAAAGCCTTCCGCCCTTCCGCCAACCCCGAGCGTTTCCGTCATGGACGTCAAACGCTGGAGCAACTGATTACAAGGAAAGCGGTTTGAGCATGAAAATCAAAAATTTAGAAGTTTCCTGTTACGTGTTCGACAGAGCAGCGTGTGGTGAAGGAAGCTGCTTTCGGCAATAAGCAGTCTTTTCCTCTCAACCGTAAGGAATCGAAGAAGCCTAGCTATCATGTTGGTGCTGATCTAAGCCGCCGCACAATTGAAGATTAATAGCTTCTCGCTGCGATTGCGCGGCCCTAAATTCGAGTCATGCTACTTGCCACTGCACTATGGGACCTTGAGCTTGAGATTATAGCCGAAGGTGCGGAATGTGAGCTTTAATATGGGCCAGCAATTGGGGCATGCTTCTGACCTTGCTGCGTTTGAAGGACGCGAACAGGCTGTTAGGGGAAAGCGCCGAGGTTAGCCTAAGCTTAATATCGTCGATTTCTTCTACGGACTTGTTTTCGTTATCTAGATCCCGAAGCAGGCTCTGCAAATTTATAAGTTCAGTAGTGATGAGTTTTCGCAGGCCGTTGGATTCAATACTCTTGAGCGTCGTGGTCCCGTTGAATATGTTTTGCAGGAGCGCCTGGGTTTGCTTGGCTTGAAGATTTTCCCTATGCGACAGTATTATCTCGACGTGCACATTCTCGGTGGGAAATGGTTCAAATTGGTAAATTAAGATATCTTCGATATCAACTTGGGTTGTGCAGTCCAAGATATTGTCGTATTTTGCTAGCTTGATGTTGTTGCAATGACCACAGGACCAGAAAAGATTCTCCCATTTAAACTTCAATTCGTGAACATCCCGATGCGGTACGAGGTGTTCGATATTAATGCTTTGCGGATTTGCTTCGCAGAGATAGCACCGATTGTAAAAATCCTTTCTAATCACATCGACGATGTCTGGGTGCCGGTAGCACCCGCTAGCTTTTTCTCGCTCTACGGAAAGTTGCACAGGCTCGGTACTTTTTGTTATTTTAATCATTTACTGAGAGCCGTCTTGTTTTTGATGTCCAGTTCCAAATTACCCAATGCTAATACGAGTTCTCCGGAGGTCGAGGCGGCATTTTCCCTACCGAGATTGGCATCATCGCGTATGGCGTTAATTTCGGCCAGCGCCTGTGTGTAGTCTAGATTTCGGACCAATCTTCGGATGGCTTCAACCCTAGCTTTGAGGTCGAAAGAATATTTGTCCACATTAAAATAGTCTTCAACGATTGCTTCGTATGAAAATGCAGAGAAGTCTTGATGAATTTCATTCTTGGTAAGGTCGATGATGCAAGTATTCGGGTCGGAGATCAATACAAAAGGCGAATGGGTTGATGCAATGAACTGAACGTTTGGGAATAGCGTAGATAAGAAAGGCAGAATTATTTTTTGCAGGGAGACGTGCAGATGGTTTTCTACTTCATCAATAATTACGATTCCACTGGCTTCAATGGATGTGTTGCCGGTATCCATCCTGAGGATTAGTTCCGAAACGATACTTATCGCGGATGACAAGCCGTCAGAAAGATCGTTGAGTGAATAACGCTCTTTTCCTTGCTGAACGATCCAAAAGTTAAAAATCTTTCGATCAAATTCAAGTTGTAGTGCTGGATCCTCGAAAAGTTTTCGCAGTTGCTCGGTAAAGGAGGTGAACCAGTTATCCAGCTCTGCCACGCGATCGAGATCCTTGTCTTCACGGGCATAGGATTTTTCAGTCCACAGGTTAACCAAGTATTGAATAAAATTTTTGCCATAGCTCGGCGTAGAGTCTTCTTTAGTACCGTATGTAATTATTTGCGGGCCTTTTGGCTTCGTGGCATCGGTCATACGTCTGCTACTAAAACAGACAAAAATCTCGTCAGGGGCCAGCGCTTGCCCGCCGTCGCTGAGATAAACCTCAATGGCACCCGTTCCACCCATTCTTTCTAAGTTCTTTAGGTGCTCCTCCTCCTGAGGAGTTAGCAACCTTGTGGTTGCCTCCTTGCGTATCGCCCCAGACGCCTCGAGATACACGTCGGTATCTTTTCCGTACTTTCTCCGACGTGAGAGCTCATCCCTGATAGCTTCCAACAAGGTAGTTTTCCCGGCACCGTTTCTCCCTGTCACAAGAATGTTTTTCTTGCCACCGAGCTTTAGCTTGAACGGGCTTATGTTCCGCACTTTGGAAACGTTGAGTTGGGTGATGTAGCTCATAGAAACGGCCCTAGTGGCTGAGGGGAACAATCCCGACAAGGGGATGAAGAGAACTATAACATTCTGGTGGAGTCAATCCCCGCGACGCGCATGTAACGCCTAGCACCCGCGAGATGTGAATGGCCTTCAACTTTGCAGAGGTAGCTGACTGACGGCCTTTTCTAGAGCGTTGTGTGGATGTGACGTCCCATATGGGTCGATTTCCGCCTCTCACTGCGGGTACAACCGTACAATACCGATCGCATGCGGCAGTGGTGGCAGGTCCCCGTACGCCGTTTATGTTCAATAGCCCCCGGAAAAAGCCCCGCCGGGAGGGTACAAATCCGGGGCTTTCTTCGTCTGGAGACAGACAGCGCAGCTGCTTATGAATTTCTTGCCCCGTACCTCTGCCCGCCAATAGCCAATCATTCCTGACCCAGATGCCGACTTAAGCTATAGATGGGGTAGGGAGGAATTCGGATGTTCCTCCCCAGCGCATATGGAGATGTGTGATGCCTCAAACATTTGATGTGAACAGCTACTGCCAAAACCTCAGCAAAAGCGACGTGCTCAGCGCCAGGCTTATTGGCTGGACAGGCCGATGGTCCTTGTGCGGAAGCTTCGTCCTCTGTTGCCAGTGCCTGAGCCTTCAGACTGTCAATGACGCCAGCCAGCCGTTTAAGCATCTCAAAGGGTGCTCAGCCTCCGGGATAGGCCGCTACCCATGGCAAGAGCTGCGAGAAGTGATAGGTGCAGTTGATACCCCATCGCTGAACAAGGCGATCAGAAGAGCAGATAACCACTAACTCACCACGATTCAAAAAAGCCCACCTTGCTCTCTACTGCAGTGGGCTTTTTTGCGACCGCTATACGTCAGAACCTGTGGCCTGGCGTACCCAACAGTATTGCTCGGGAAACCAGGGCGCCCCCGTCGCACTAACTGCAACATCTGTTGAGCCAGATCCGCCGTTAGTCCGTAAGCCGTTGCACTTGGGCTTAGGCAGCTAATTGCGATAAACGAGGAAGAGGCTCCGGGCCGATCACCCGTAGTCGCTCATGCGTAAGCGCAATCATGAGCAGCGGCTTCGCGACATGCTTGAGACACGCAAGATGCGCGTCTATCCATCGCGACTGCTGCCTTTGACACAGTAAGTCAGCAAAGGAGGACCGATGATGGATTGGAACGACTTTTCAAATCACCCCCTAATCTAAAGGCCCATAAGCGCCTCCCATTTGTTTTGTACCACTTATGTACCACCGCCCCAACTAGCTCAATGACCAACCCCGATTTCCGACTCGTGCCCTACCCTTCAGCCGAGGTCTACTCGACTCCTGCCAAAACCTGCAATACTGCATATAAAAACAGTATCGCAGAGCCCGGCCATGCCCCCATTGAACAAAGATCAAGCGCTCGCCGATTGGCATAAGTCCCTCTATACGCCTTCGGCCTGGACCAACCCCAGCAGTCACTACCGCTATCTGATGAGGTTCGCCGACAACCTTTTGAAGACGGGGCTGCTTGAACCGCTGGAGCGATTTGAAATGGTCGAGCTTGCCACTGGAGCCTACTGCCACCACGTAGAAGAAGCCGAACCAGCATGGCGAAATCCCGCAGCTGATTACGACGTGTACAACGAAGTCGGGGTGCAGACCGGCAGTCTGAGCGGCAACCGGCTTTTTCTACATGGCCCCGGCGGGACGCCAGGCCCCATGGAGTTTTTCGCACAAATACACGACGCCGAGGGAGATAGGCCAGTGATCACGCGCACCTATGCGCACTATGGGGTTTTCCGTGACCGCTACATTTACACCGAGACCGGTCAACGGCTGACCCTGGTTGAAACAGGGAAGATGGTGGGAGGCGTGATGGTGAGTCGCCTGGACGATCCAGACGTTTACAGATCAATCATAGATGCTGCTCTGATCGCGCTTGAGGAAGGCGATATGGTTAGTTATGTCGGGCTGTGGGAGAGGGAAAATTTTTCCATCTTCCGACAGTGCTCGCACTGCTGTGATCGATTCGAGTTGAGGGAAGATTGTGAGCCGTGCGGTGGCGCTGGCTTTGTCGTCGATCCGCAGTGCCCGAGTCGCCTTCCCTCCGAGCTAAGCTCCGAAAAAAGTACTACGGACTGATCCTTTTGAATTCTATCAAATCTATCAGTTCGCCTAAGCCGATAGCAAAATTTTCGCCTGGGGCTAGCACATACCACGTAGATTGCCAGTCAAGCTTCAATCGGGAAGTCAAAATATGAATTCAGGATAATATGCGAACCACGGACGAAGAAATACATATGCTGAAAACAGTGGAGTATTACTCCGCAGGTGTTAACGCTTGGCTCGCCACAAAATTCGAAAGAGATAAAAGCTTACTCGCGCTTAGCACAGCAGCAACTGGGCTTTTGTTGACTTTGATCAGCACAGTTGGCATTAGGTCTGTCGAATCTTTGGTCTTATATATATCAGCACTATTCTGCTTTGTTATATGTTTAATCACCGTTCTTATTATTTTCAGTGAAAACGCAAGATATCTTCAAGATGTAATCGTGCACAACGGCGACGGAGATCGAGTATTATCAATTCTGGATAAAATCGCCATCTATTTCTTTATGCTTGGCGTGATACTCGCGCTAGCCATTGGAATATCAACTGCAATCCAATCCTACTCCGACAAGGCAAAAACCATGACAGACGACAAGAAAGCCAGCGTTATAAAAGTTGAAGTCGAATTACGTAAATCTTTTAACAATTTCACATTACTTAGTCCTGCCGGCCCCAAAACCGGCAGCACTGAAGGCATTCATAACCTCAGACCTGAGAAACCGGCGACTCCGGCAGCGGCACCAGCTCCCGCAAAGCCATCCAATGATTCTAAATAAATTGGGTCAAGCGGTCTAATCAACCGCTATTTTCGTCGACCTGAAAAAGGTCCGACAGCTCCGAAGCCGCCCAACTGATTATGATCAATTCACCAGAATCCGCCGTTGCACCTTCTCGTCTGTTACTGACTGAATAGCGGATATCTACACTCTCGATGCGAAACCCCTTAAAGACCCTGCGAATGTCTGGATGATCGTTGATGCTGACCATCACCCGGCCCTTACACCGGCGCATAAAATCAGCCATACGCTCGTAGTTTTCAAACGGGAAATCGACCCCGTAGCCCGCCGTCTTCCAGTACGGTGGATCCATGTAATGGAACGTATGCGCACGGTCATAGCGCTCAGCACATTCGAGCCAGGGCAGGTTTTCCACATAGGTACCCGCGAGACGCTGCCAGGCCGCAGATAGGTTTTCTTCGATCCGCAGCAGATTGATGGCTGGGCCGGTGGTAGCAGTACCGAACGTCTGCCCACTCACCTTGCCCGCGAAGGCGTGGTGTTGCAGGTAAAAGAAACGAGCGGCGCGTTGAATATCTGTGAGAGTTTCAGGGCGAGTCATCTTCTGCCATTCGAAGATTTGCCGGGAGCTCAGCGCCCATTTGAACTGGCGCACGAACTCTTCAAGATGGTTCTGCACCACCCGGTACAAGCTGACCAGCTCGCCGTTGATGTCGTTGAGGACTTCAACAGGAGCAGCCTGGGGGCGCATGAAATAGAGGGCCGCACCACCTGCGAATACTTCAACGTAGCATTCGTGGGGCGGGAAGAGAGGAATAAGACGGTCGGCCAGGCGGCGTTTGCCACCCATCCATGGAACGATTGGGCTAGACATTGATTGCAAACCTTTACTGTATGAATGAACAGTTGCTAGACTCCGCTCCGCTTTGTGCACGAAGCGGGAGTCTTGGCTGGATTTGCAGGAAAGGGCTGCGGATTCGGCGTTCAGCCTGGATGTTGACGCATCTAGGCTGATCGCTCCTTTTACTCGGCTTGCCGTAGGCAAATCGTTCTTACGTAATCCTGCAAGTTACTCAGTTGCCGGATGGCATCGTCTCCGTCGACGCCGGTATGGAGAATTCTTTCTGCAACCGCTGGGTCAAGTTCGGCTCTACCTTCTTCATCAGACTTGCCGGTGGGCCTTGGGGCGGCTCGCACAGAGGTGGCGGGGCAACTGGCTTTGACATACACCCGCTGAGCACCAGTAGCGACAGCAGTAAGCATGGGTTTATTTTGCGCATCGGCTTTGGCCTGTTCTTGGCTGTGCTGCGTGTCGAGATCGAGTAACAGCTTCTGAGTTTTCTTTCGTGATTCATTGGCAGCAGTAAGCTGGCTTACTTTTACCCGCTCAGCATCCCGCTCGACCACCAGGTCATCACGAGCGCCTTTCACACTGTCGAGACGAAACGCCAGGTAGACGGCAGATGCGAGGAGTACCAACAGCACCCACATCCAAGCAGGGACCAGCTTGAAGAAGGCCGTCATGGCACATCCTTGAAGAAGATGTGGTGACCCAGCTTCAGCGTCTGCTTGGCCTTAGCAGACCAGTCCGGCGCTTTCGCCATGGTGGTCGCGTAGTAATGCGTAGCACCGCCGGTGGGATCTGGCTGCCTGCCCTCAATTACCTGATCTGCAGCGAGACGGGCCTGGGCGAGCTCGCGGAACGGGATCGGCTTCGCACCGGAGAGGTACGGATAGTTCGGATCGTTCTTATTCCAGCAACTGAACTGCCAGGCCTTCAGGCAAACACCCACGTACCCTTCGCCCCACCAATCGGGCTTGCCATCGTTGTTCAAATCCATATCCACACGGTTGCGGATGGACCAGGCGACGGCGATCTGCCCGGCCACCCCTTCGCCACGAGCTTCGCCCCACAAGGTCCGGGCCAATACTTCGCGGTCTTTTTCAGTAGCGGTCATGCTTTTCTCCACGCAAAAAGAAACCCGCACGATGGCGGGCTGGGATGGAATACGGTTTCGTCAGTCTCCAGACGAAGAAAACCCCGAACTTGTCGGGGTTCTGGTGTAGCTCCAGTGGCCGCCCAATCGGACGCCGATCCAGAATATAAGGGAGCGCCATCGGGCCGTACCGTCGCCGGTGGTTAGCGCCCGGTAATAGATGGCATCACAGTCACGACGACTGAACTGACCGGTTGTATAAAGCAGGTCATGCAGGATTGAAGCGCGCATGCCGTAGCCAACGAGCAGACCGTAGATAGCCAGTGAAATGACTGCGATTATCACCAGCGCCGTGCGGATCCACGGATAGGAATGCACCAGAGTCCCACCTGTCAGTGCCGCCACGGCGCACCACCGGCAGATTTCCCGAAGTATGCGGATCGATGCCAAGTCGCTGACGAAGGATTTTTGAACCGTGATCGGGCCGTAGATCGGGTCATAGAAGGCCATATCCTGCCGCATCTCTACTTCCCAGCGGCTGATATACCGAATATCTGGCTTTAAATCGAACTTGCCGGGAACTGTAGTCATGGGCCTTTCTCCTGGCGTAAAAAAGCCCGCTAAAAGCGGGCTCTTGGTGGGTAGTCATGTACAAAAGGAGCCAAGTCAGGACCGGCTCTACAGTCGATCCGACTTATTCGCGCACAGACCTGGCTCAACCGCTTCTTGAACGCATGCTTTATGGAGCATCAAACCGAACTTAGAGATACACAGCGACCAGAATGCAGTCCCATGACTCAGATTTGAATGGGCAAACTTATGGTTAAGTTCGGCGAAATGCGTGTTGCTGTACGTTAGTAGCCCTAGCGATACCAAGTGCTCTATATAGACGTGAAGGTATTTCGGCTGATCTAGTATGCTCACATCAAGCAGCCTAGCCGCTAGCCACTCTTTGTTGGCAGATTGAAAAAATCCGTCGCTAATAAATTCATCAATCGTATCGGTGCTTACCGGCCACACGCCTGGCTCGTCTGCAAAAATTATCTGGAAGTCAGACGCTGCGAACAAATGTAGAAGCTTCGCCTCATCGCTTGAAAGCTGATTTAGCAAATTCAAGAATGCAGGATGAGCTTCACCGAACCGATCAAGGTCGAAGGTCCTTGATAAAAGATTCAAATAAATCTCCGTTAGTAGCTCACCCTCCTCTTGGTATCGAAGCTTCTCCAGAATAGGCAAGGCGACAGAGCGAATTGGGTTAACCCGCTTCTCAGGGGGAATTTGCGCAATAGATCTTGCGATATAAGCCTCAACCCTATCCTGCACCGCACCTAAAAGTTGGAGAGGAATTAGCAACAATCGAGCACTCTTCGCTACATCTGTACCAACCTTGGAAAGTTCCTTCACACTAGCGGAGACGCCGTCGACATATACGGCCTCGGCTACTTTGGTGAGGTCAACCTTTGCCTCGGCCTTTACGGTGGGAAACTCCATCTCAACCTCCTTGCTGGACACGAAAAGTTCAGTATCGACGATTGCTATCAGCTAGGCCAGCCTTGCTCGATAACCTCTGCGGAGATAGATCCATCAACCACGGCAGCTTGCAGCTCCGACTCGCGGGTGAAGCAGGCCTGTACGTGGTCGCTTACTACGTCGGCCATGATCAGCACCTGGTCGGCCGACAGGTCAATAAAGCCTCCAACCGTTTTCCAGTGCAGGACGTAGCTGCTGTCGCGGCTGGCCCGTAGGGCCGCGCCGTTGATAAGCAGCTTGCTGCGGTCGTCGGTGTCCACCGGCATACCGCCGAGGACAATGCCGCCAGTCTCGGCAGCCCAGCGCCGGGCAGCAATCAGCGCCATCCAGTCAGGCGCTGGCTCGGGAACCGGCTCGACCACCGGAGCCGACGCCAACTTCTCCCAGCCCTCACCCGTCCAGCGCGCAACCTGCGTGCCGGTCAGTTTCATAGGTTTTGTCGGAGTGCTGCGCAGCGGCAGAGCACCAGCCTCGTCGACTTCCTGCTCGCCCACGAACAAGCCCTGCTCATCCCACAGATAGAGTTTGATCATGCTGCCTCCAGAGCTTTAATGTATGCGGTTACGCCATTCACCGTCTGAGGATTAGGAAGCGCAAACTGTGTGGATGTATCGTAGCCAAACTGCGGAACAGAACGAGACAACCGGTTTGCTGTTGTAGACCCGGCAAAAATTGTACCGTTACCCGCATTAGCAAACTTAGTATTAACGTTGGTCGCAGAACTTTGAGGTGCAACCGATCCATTAGGGGCCTGAATAATAACTTTAGACCCTGAACCAACAAACATATATAAAATCAAGCCACCTACAAAAATAATATCGCCGTTACTGGCAACACCTCCTGTAATCGTAAAAGGTGAAAAGCTGGAAGAACTTGCAGCATCATCGAAGCAGCGCAAAGCATTGATTCCGCCAAGCCCAATAATCCATGTGCCTTGTCCATCAGTAGCTATACAATTAGTTAGTCCGCTCAAAGTTAGGAAATTGATAAAACTCGCGCCATAGTCGGTGCTTTTCTTAACCGTGTAATTCGAACCGTCGTACCCGCTAATTAAAACAGTGCCCGTACCATTGGCCGCGAAGGCTTGAGGCGGACTGGCGACAGGATAGCCATGCGTGAAAGTTGACCAACTAGCCCCGCCATTTGTACTCCTAAGCATAGTTAAAGTGTAACTGCCCGTCGCAATCCAAACATTGTTACCGCAATACAACAGCTTAGTCCAGTTACCCCCGGCGCCACTACTCGTCGCAGGAAGTGTTACCAGTTGCCAAGTCAGCCCATCGTCTGTACTTCGTAGACATTGGTACGGCGCGCTAGTGGCCCCACTCATGATTATCCAAGTGCCGTTGCCATCTGTTTTAATATCAGAAATGCCGTTAATGAGGGGCGTTGTGATATTAGCCCAAGTTTGCCCCCTGTCCGAACTGCGTCTAACTTGGGTTGTAGACTGGACAACAATTACCGTCCCGCTCAGACTTGCGGCAAAAGCTCCGCCAACTCCACCAAAATCATAATCTGCCCAAGCTGTGCCGATAGCACCGCCAGTCAAACCTAACGATGCGAACAACGCAGGATACGCAGATTGCGAACGGATAGAGCCATTTGCTGGTAGGTATAGGCTGCCGGGGTTTCGCGAAGTAATCAGAAGATCACCGATCTGTTGACCAGCATATCCCCAATACGGAAGCTTGTCCGCGCCGAGCATGATTGACTGGCCAGTCTTACCAACCAGCGTATTCGGTACACCAGGAGCCCATTCAACTCCAGTACTCGCAGCATTCACGCGCTACGCCATGAAAGCCTTGCCTGCGATAGAGGGCATACCCGCAGCAGCTTGGGCAGCAGCTGCAGCAGCCTGCGCGGATTCCTTGGCCGTGACAGAAAGCGCCACTTGGTCTTTTACATACTGAACCTGTTGCGCCCCGGCCGCCCCCGCATCAGTAACCGCTTTTTGGGCGGCGACCTTAGCCGTATTAGCGTCTTTGGCAGATTGCGCTGCTGCGCTGGCCGAGTCGGCAGCAGCAGACTCTGAGCTAGACACGGCCATCATTGTTTCGGCCATCCACGTGATGGCCTGGTTCATCTTCAAAGCAAACGGCGGCAGGGCTGCGGCAAACGTATCTGCTGACGGGCTAAAGTCGTCACGACCCTCGGCGCGCGACGGCGCAGCAGGAAACGGCGCAAATATTGGTGCAACCATTAGATAAGGCCCTCAATGGAAAGCTGGCAATCAGAAACCTCCGGCCCCGAATAAATCAGGTCGAGTGATTTGAAAAAGCCGTAGATGATTGTTGCTTCGTACGTTTCCTCGCCGATCCAGACCACTGGCTTCGCGCGGATATCGATAAGCATTTTTTTGATGCTGCTGACGCGATCGGTATCGACGACTACCGGGAAATCCCCGGTGTCGGAGAAGGCTCCCTCGACCACAACTAGGTTGCCGAACTTGTCCCGCTCCTTCCGGCTGTAGTCATCGATGCCAACTTTGGCGCCATAGGTAGTGGTACCAATTGGAACAAGCTTGCCGATCACCAAGGCCCCGACAGCAGCGGTGGAACCGCTGTTGATCGTGACAGTGATGTTCGCCGTCCCGAATGCGGGCATATCGAGAACTACGAAACTTGTTCGCACCTCGATGTCGGCGAAAAACCAGTCGTACCAGTTGTCTACTGCGGCATCGACGAGATTCACTGTTCGACTGTAAACACGCCCCTCAACGGGATCATCCATGGTGATGGTCACGGACTTGCCCTGAACGTTGAACAGCGCCAGCGAGTTCACGACCGTACCGGGCTTGATGGTCACAGACACCGTGCTTGGCATTGACGTGACGGTGCCGACCACCTCGTCAAACATCCGCCACTTGTTGGTGTATCCGATCTCCATCCAAGTCGGAGGGTAAGCGGCGATCCCAACCAGTGGACTGTCAGTCGTCGTGCTGGCCAGCACCTCATAAACCTTGTGCTGCGCGGCAATGATCTTGCGAACGCCAATGGTGTTAGTGCCAGCCACCCACTCCGGGTAATCGTTCTCAGGTACGTTAGAGCTGACCAGTCTCGCGGGAGTGACCTCAGTAGGTCGAATAAACCTCATGATGTCGCACTCGCTGTTCTGGTGGGTGGCAAGCCTTGCGCGTCGAATTTCTCGAACAGCTTCCGGTTTTTGTTCAGGTCGACTTTCATCGGACCCATGATCTGTTTCACCACATCGATAAGCGTGTCGACCTTGCTTTCCAGCAGGGCATTTGTCCCGTTCGCGGCACCAGAGGCGGTCGAGTGACTTGAAGTAAAAATGCCAGCCGGGGCCGCGACATCCAGAACCGGACCACCCACGGCGAACGCCGGAACCTGCAGGCTGTTCATCTGATCAAGGAGATCAGGGCCGAACATCCGAACAGCGTCGGCACTCATGACGTACTCGCCGTTTGACGCCCGGATCAACATGCTGTCGCTAGTGCCGGTGCCAGGCCCGGATAGCAGCCCGCCAGTGGCAAAGGCGGGAATCGAACCACTCGCCACCGCAGCGTTTTTGATAGCCTGCTCAAGCTGGTCATAGCCAATAGCGCCGCTTGCCAATTGGCCCTGCCAGTAAGCCTTGCCAGCCGCATCGGCGTTCCTGTCCAACACAGCGTTATAAACAGAATCGATCAGAGTACCGTTGTTGGTGGACGTGCCCGTCGAAGCCTTGCCTGCGATACCAGCAAGTGCTGCCACTACCGCCGCATTCATTGCGTTTACGGCAGCAGTGACACTCATTACGGAGTTATCAACACCGTTCAGCGCATCCATCTGCGCTTGGGCGAATTCAAGCTGCTGATCGAACTGCGACATCTGTGCGTCGTAAGCCGCTTTGGCCTGGTCAACCTGAGCTTCCAGGCTTTGCTGAAGCTTCTCAGCAGCAGTCAGCTGTTTGCCGTTGATTGCATTCAGTTCGGCGACGACGTTTGCGGTCCGGCCCTGGTCGCGCGTGAAGTCTTCCATGGACGAATACAGATCAGTGTTATTGCTGCTGACCGTATCTAGTGCGTCATCCAAACCGGCAAACCCGGCGAGCGAGCCGCCGGATCGCGCAGTTGCGAGAGCGCTCTGCAATGTCGCCCGCGCCTGCACCTGTAGCATTTGCACGGCGTCGGCAGATGAACCCCGCAGAGACTTCAAGGCACTTTCAAGCGAGCCGCTTACCGAGGTAAGCCCGCTAACGCTCTCGCTCGCTGTGCTCGCCATATCATTGAGCGATGCGACTCTGGCGTTGTAAGCCGCTGTTGCTGCGGACCGCTCGGCTTCCACCGCTCGGGAAAGCGCACTGTTGCTGTTTTCAGCCACGCCCAGCAGGGCATCCTTGATGGCCTGTGCCGCATCCAGAGCCGCTTGGGCGGCATCAAGAGAAGCCTGCTCTGCATCACTCGCTCTGCTTTCAAGAATGTCGTAAGCCGCACGGGCGCTCGCACTCAAGCCAGTGAGTGTGAAGAACATCGACCGACCGGCATCAGTGGTGCTGTCGATGCTTTCAACCATCGCCCGGAAACCAGCTTCATTGTCCGGCAGCGTCAGATTGAGGCTCGCAAACTGAGCGCGCACAGCCGCCAAGGTATCGTCTGCTTTCTCGGTATCGCTGTAGAAGGCGTCGTAATAAGAGGTCGCTGCAGTCGTCAGTGCTTCCATGCCGCCAGCCATCGCGACGTACTGCTCTGTCAGCTTGCCGCCCCAGACAGATACAGGCAGCGCGTTGATGTTCAGCAGCTTGAACATGTCGTTGATGCTGTACAGGTTGTCCACAAACTCTGTGAGCTGCACAAAGTTGTAGTTACCAATACCGGCGTTCGTCGCATCGGAAACGGCGGTAACAGCCGCCTGCCCCAAGTCGGTGAACCATGCATCAATCGCAGTGTTGATTTCGTCTTCAGTGCGATCCTGGGTGCTGATGTACTGCGTTGCCATGTTCAGGTTATCGAGCACACCCTCGTTCATCGTCACGTTAAGACGATGGAAGTTGCTCAGAACCGTGAGAATGGTTTCGTTGTACTTCTGCCCCAGCGGGTCCTTCAGATCGCTGGACAGGTCATCAAGCAGGTATCGGGTTTTGCTTGAGCCGGAGATCAAGCCCCCTTTTTTCTTTTGCTTGATGAATTGCTGCGCGTCGAATGCCCCTCCATCAACGCTCAACGCAATGCCAGAATCCTTCGTCTTGTATCCGCTACCGAAAAGCTTCGCGCCGACCTTCTCATACACGGCTTGGAACACCGTTGAGCCGGTAATGATGGCAGCCAGTTTGCCGCCAACAATCCCGCCCAGCAGATCGTCTTTAAGTTCGAGCCAGCGAGCGCCCATGGCAGGTGCAAACATCGCAGCCTGCCCCAGCGCGGTATCACCCCCGCTGGCTTGGATCGCATCACCGTCCGGACGAACCCCGGCCGAGTAAAGCTTGCCGGACTGATACATGCCCATGACGATTGCCAGGGGCCACAGCGCGCCCATCGAGGAAAGCGCCGACGAGAATGCCGACGCACCAGTCGCGGCGTACGTCGCGGACCCTACGGTTCCGGACACAAGAGAGCTACCCAGCGCGTAGCCTGTGCCCGCCGTAGCGGCCGTGGTTGCCGCTGTAGTCGCCGCTGTTTGCAGACCCAGCGCAGTCATCAGGCTTGAAAAGCCACTTGAAAGTGTCGCGGTGGCGGTCGAAAAAAGACCGCCGTAGTAGCTCATCACGCCGCTGGCAGCCCCCGTGAGCCCACCCGATGCGTAGCCAGCAGCAGCCGACGCGCCCACACCCGTGATCGAACTCCAGGCGGAATAGAGATTCTTGCCGAGACCTACAACACCGCTCCACAACCCGCCGCCTGATTGATTAGAAGAGGAGCCGCCGAACAGGCCACCCAAACCGCCGGATGAACCGCTGTCACCGCCGAGAAGCTTGTTCCAAACCGCAGACAAACCCTGCCCATTGTCGCTTCCGGTCAGCCAATTGCTGATCGACGCCAAAAGCGGCTTGGTGGTGAGCATGTGAGCGATTTCGCCCAGCGTCTGTTTGAAACCTGTCTTCAGGTTGTCCCACAGACTCGACGCACCATCACCGATATTTCCCCAAGCCGTGGCGAAGGCCTGGTCGATACGATCAATTGCCCCCTCCGTCATCTGGCCCCAGAGCGTAGCCTTGCTGCGGTTAACCTCGTATTCATTCCCGAGCTTTGCCAGTGCATCCTGGTACTGAGCGGCATTTTCTGGATACAGCGCCATGGCGGCGTTCAGCGCTTTTTGGTCCTCGGTGTAATCCTTGAGCAATTTCGCTTCGGGATACAGACGGTCCACAATGCCGCCAGCATTGGCAGCCTGCTGCGCGATTTTTACGGCTTCCTGCTGAGCCTTGTTGGCCGCCAGCAGCTGCTGATACTCCTCGCTGCCGACAGCGATGTTTTTGCCCGCAAGAGCAATGGTCATCGACTTCTGCAGGTTATAAGCGGCCAACGCATCAGCCCCCTGAAGCGTGGCCTTGGCCTGGGCGATCAGGTCAGCAGTTTCTTTTTGAAGATCGTACGCGGCCTTGCTGACGCTCAGCCTGTCTTGGGCATCCTGTTGGGCGGTGAGCTTTGCGATGACCTCTTCGCGGGCAGATGACCCAGTTTTGAGCAACGCCTCTTCAACCTTTTGCTGCAAGGCGAATTCGCGCGATCTATCAGTACCCGCCAGGTAAGCATCAGCAAGCCCGGTGGCTGAAGCGATGGCGATGTCGGCCTGGACCTTAAGATCGACCAGCGCCTTCGTTCGGCCTGCCTCCTCCGAGGCAGCCTTTTTTGTTGCGGCCGACGCCGCATTGGTGGCCTCCGTGGCATCCTTATCGGATTTCTTCTGCGCATCGATTGCCGATGCACGATCACGAATTTTTGCAGCGAGCTCACTTTCGACCGGGATCTTGTGCTCGGCGATGTAAGTGCTCGCCTGCTCCACCGCTGATTTGTCTTTAAGCTTGGTGAGCTGATCGTCAAGGGTCTTGAGATAGGTGTTCGCGGCGTTGGTCGCCACGATATCTGCATCGCCCTGCCCTTTTGTGGCAACGGTTCCAGCGGTCACCTCTTTCCGATAGGCAGCAACCCGGTCGCTCAGCTGTCCGGTTTTGACGTCCAGCGTACTGACATTACCAGCAGCTTCCCGAAGGCTGCGCATGCCCTCTTCAGGCACATGAAACCGTTTCTGGATATCGTCCAGGGTAGCGGTCAAGCCTTTGCCAGAACTGCGGGCTTCGGCAAACTCACCCGCGATCCGGGAGCCGACCGTGCTTCCAAGGACTTGCTTCGTCGTGCTGAGAAAAGCTGAGTAGGCTTCCCCTGCTTCGTTGACCGCCTGCTCCTGCTGGCGAACGGCGGTGACAATCGACGCTTCCTGCTGATCACGAGTGAGCGCCTTGAATTCCTTGCGCAGCTCTTCAATTGGACGCTTGAGATCCTCAAGGCTGGCACCGGCCTCTTTGGCGTTGCCGCTCATTGTCAGGAAGGCGATACCGGCCCCCACCGCCAAGGCAGCGACACCGGCCGGGCCACCCAGCAAGGCCATCACACCGCCGGAGGCAGCCTTCAAACCCGCTTGAGCAGCAGCAAGTTGAGCTGTTGCGCTACGCTCAGCCATGCGCGCCTGTGCGAGCTGGACCGACATCTGTGTCTGGACAGCCGTGCCACGGGCAGCGACAGCTTCGCGCTCGGCCCGAATCACTGCCGACTGCGCTGCAATCTGGTTGGCCGCCGCCAGCTCTACAGCACTGGCGGCCTGTGCAATATTGGCTGCCCGCGCCTGGTTGGAGGCCACAGCAGCCGAGCCGAGCCCCTGAATGTAGCCGGTGAATGCCGCAGCAACCTTACCGCCCATCAAGACAACAAGAACGTTGAGGTGATCGGCCAAGAATCCGATGGCAGCCCCTAAGACGTCCATCGCGCCGTTGTTCGACATTGCGGTAAGACGCTGGGTGACGCTTTCAATGCCAGGCAGCATGCCGACGACGAGCTGACGTGAGGCACCATCAATCGATGATTCGAGGTTTTTGATTGACTGGTTGGCCTGGACCAGCCGGTCGACTTCAAACGATTTCAGGATCTGGCCGGACCGCTCTGCCTGATCACCAAAGTTTTTGAAGCCCTCACCGTTGTTTTTTAACAGAGGGATAAGGGCGGTTGCCTCGTCGGCCATTGCCTCCATATAGGTGGTCATCTGAGACTGATTCAGACCAGCCTTTTCCAGCGAGTTGTAATAGAGCTGCAGCGCTTCAGGCCCCGAGAGCTTGGCAAACATCTGCGCCGTGACACCGACCTTGGGCGCGATTTCCTTGAAGAAGTCGGCCATCTCGCCGCCGCCACGCTGAAGGAATTCCCCCACGCGGTCTGACGTATCCTTGAGTATGTCGCCAAGCTTTTCCTGCTCGACGCCAACAGTCTTGGCACCCGCGGCTAACCGCTGAAAGTCCGTAACAGATGCGTTCGAAAGAGCAGACAGGTTTTTGATTTCCTGCGCATACCCAGTCGCTTTCACGGTGATTGCCACCAGCCCAGCGACGGCAGCGGCAGACGCAATCCCAATGCCAGCAAAAGCGGAACTTACCGCTTTTTGCAAAGCGCTCGCATTAGCTCCAGTGCGATCAAAGCCGCTGTCTATCTTGGCGAGACTGCCATCGATCTTCCCCGCCGACTGCGCGACCGCCGACTCACCGCGCGCGATTTCCTGACGAAGCTGCGCCGTTGTCGCCTCGATGCGAATCAACATGCCTTGTACGTCAGCGTCACCCATTGCTTTTCTCCAGGCGAAAAAAAACCGCCGAGAGGCGGTTTTCTATTGTTGCGGTTTACTTACCGCTGATTGCGTCGGTTGGCTTCGTCGGCCACCCTCTGAATACGCTTCAAATATCTATCCCTACCGAGATCCAAACGGCGATTGATAAACCACCGGTCGAACAGTGCGATCAGACCAATCAGCACGGCAACACCAATCGAGTACAGAACTATCGTCTTCCAGGACGCGAGCAGAATCCCCGCTGTACCTAGCACCAGACCAGGGGCCAAGACAGCAAGGATCAATACCAACAGGATCACAATCAACAATTTCACAGACAACGCCTCCATACGTGTTTAAGCGCACGGTATCAGCATGCAGGCAAATTGACAGCGCGATCTGCTGCTATCAACCCTTCTTCCTTGTCATCGCAGCCACACGGAATCCCATCCGAGCATCTTTGGCGATCTGCACTTTGGACTGCTTGTCCTTGGCATCGCCACCCCCACCGCCGTACGGATTGGTGTCGATCATGAACTGGCGTTTTGATTCCCACGCCATAAGCGTTTCCACCATCGGAGTGTCCCACGCCTGGCTGGCCGACCATCCGAGCCAGCCAGTAGCGATCTTGAAAATCAGGTCAACGGTGTCGACTTCGGGACCCGCTTTTACTCGTTTCCCGAAGCTTCTTCTTTTTCTTTCTCGATCTCGGCGTCAGTCTTACCACCGGGATTAAGCAGAGCATTCAGAAACGGAAACACCTGGGAGGCGACCGTATTTACGCCAGCGGCAAACACCTGCTCTTCGACCGCTTCAATTTCTTTACGCTTGCCAGTATCAACGCCAGTGCCTGCGGCGATGACGAAAGACACACTGCTGACATTGCCACCGCCAACCGCCTGCATGGCCGCAATAACACCACCGAAGCGGCGTTCGATTTCGCGAAACGCTCGCAGTGTAGGCTTCAAGGTGAAGGTGATGTCGCCGCCGGTAACCTCAACGGTGCCGTGGCTTGTCTTGGAGTTGGACATGGACGGTTCTCTCTATCAAATTTTGAGGTAAAGACCGCCGCCGCAACGATGCGGCGACGGCAGATCGGCTTACTCGGCTTCGTAGATTTCCGAGTTGATACCCAGAGTGACCGTGCGCTTCAGCACACCTTCAACGCTGATGCCGGTCTTCTTGTTGCTCATGACCTTCACGGCGAAGTAATCGGTCTCGCCATCGACATACACCACCTTGACCGGGTAATCGAAACGAGAGCGATCAAGGAATGCTTCGACCAAGGCCAACTGCCCGGCGTCGCCCGCGTCAAAGCCGATGGACAGCTCAGCCGACCCGGCATCTGCCAGGCCCTTCAAGTGCTTGGCGCGACCGCTGGCGAGGCCAGAGAAGCTCACATCGTTGATCGTGTCGCCGTAGTCGCCGATGCTTTCCATCTCGCCAACCTCGACATAAGTCAGGCCAGCAAGCAACGTGAGAGCAGCGGCCTTGGCTGCCGGGAGTTCGGCGCTAAGGCGAGGCCCGATATAAAATCGCGTGCCAGCGCCGGTGTTGATAGACATGGGTAGTCCTCCTGAGGACAGGTGATAAAGCCGCGTGGCGGCGTTGGTTCAGCGGTTAATGCGTGGTGAGGATCCGGAGCGTGACGCTGCCCTGGTAGGTGATGCCATCCGGCTCGGGTGTGGCCTGCTTGCGCGCGACCCGGATTGATACGACGCGCCCGGTGGATAGCGGCAAAGGTCGCTCATGCAGAGCCGCATCAATTTCTGCCATCAGGCGTTTTACCTGCTCCTGGCCTTTGAAATCGGACCAGACCGTGAGGTAGAACAGTCGAAAATCACGACGACTATTGAGGGTGTCGACATTGCTCGATATTTCGGTGCCAATCGTCACATAGGGAAACGGCGAGTTCATCGGGACGCTGTCATAGAACGGGCATGACAGCTCCGCCTCCATGCGTTCGAATATCGCGACCTGAAGCGCAAAGGAGGGATCAGCCACGGCCTAACTCCTCGCTCGCGCGCCTCAACGTATTGCTCACGGCGCGACGAATATTCATGAGCACAAACTCCTTATTGACGTCGTAGGCCGGTCGCAACCACGGATGAGCAGGACGAGCAGGAATGTCCGGGTATTTACCGAAGAAATTCACGCCGTCCGCCTTGTTGGTGACGCGCTTGTTCCGGCCACCTGCCCGCTTCTTGCCCTCGGTATAACCCTTGGTTCCATACTCAATAAAACGAAGGTAGAAAAATCGCTTGTTGAGCTTTTTCCCCCGCAATCCAATCTGCGCATCCAGCCCGCTTTTCGACACGAATGCCGTTAATGCGGCAGCACCATCGCCCGAATCCTTGGGGATGAGTTGCTGCATGGTCGCCAGAATTTGGTCAGCGCCCTGCTGCATGGCCGGTTTGAGTTGGTTATCCAGCTGCGTATGAATGTTCCGAAGTGTCTTACGCAGCTGGAAATCGCCCGACATCCGCGACCGACGAGCTGCCATGAATTATTCCCCAGCGGCCGGCTTGGGCTTGGCGGTCTTCGCCGCTTTTGCGTCAGGCTCAACGGCCTCGACTAGGCGGCGCTCGACCAGCTCCGCCCCCACCTCATCCGCGACTTCAAATTCATCGCCGCGAACCTTCTGACCCATCGGACCGGAGAAACCAGCCAGAGCACGTACTTTCATTGAGTAAACCTCTTAAGGATTGATGACGTTCGAACAAAGCAGCCGAAGCATCGTCAACTTGTTGTCGGGAAGCACAGCTTCGATTAGATAAGCCCTGGGGCCGTGAACGATCCGCATACCGGCCACAATCGTGGCCCGGTAGCGGGTCTGGATTTCAGCCGTGACCTCAGCCTGTAACCGATCAGAAACAGCCTCAGTGCGACCTGTAGGGATTGATATGTCAGCCCATACCGAACTGATGTCAGTCCAGGTTTGCAGCAAACTGCCGCCAGGCCCTTTTTGACTGACCGCCTCCTGAACACGGCAGCGGTGACGTAACGGACCTGCGCGCATATCAGAACCTCGGCGGGACAGTGATTTCGGAAAGGAGCGAATCCAGCATCGAGCCAGGTAGCTCCGCCAGGGTGATACCGCTCACCAGCGTCTCGCGGTATTCGTGAGCCGTGGCGGCCTGCATCAACAACCAGGTACGAACCGCAGGATGACGATCAAGATCAACACCCGCCTGATAGCGAATCAGCAACTCACCAGCAGGCCGACCATCCGGGAAGTAGAGAAAGCTTTCACGCCCCCGGTTGCGCAGGCTGTGCGATACCGTCAACGCCTCCGCAGAGCCGTCTCGCTGGATCCGGCTGACTGACAGAATGTCCGTCGCCTGTCCTATATCCAAGGCGTGGCCCGAGGCGTAATGCTCGGGCCATTCATCCTCGTATTCAGCCTGCCGGATCGCCGCGCCGGTGCGGTTCTCTGCCTGCCCGGTGACACCCGGAATGATCACACCCTCGATCAGCTCGGCTACCGTGTCCTCTGGATCCAGGCGGCATTGGTACGCCACCTGCTCCAGCGTCAGCACCGGCTCACCGATGTAGGCAATGCGCCGGGCCATGGCTACGGCTTCTCGTCGTCATCGCCCGATTGATCGTCGGACGGCGTTTCATCACCCGGTCCATCGTTCTGGCTATCGTCTCCGCCACCGTCAGAATCATTGGGTGGCGAGTCGTCCGTTCCGGAAGCGGTCAGAGCTCCGGCCAGCGGGCCCGTCAAAGGCGGGATAACAGTTTCGTTTTTTGCCGCCGCTCCCCGGCTTCCGGCATTTTTCTTGGCGGGTTTTGCCGTCGGGCTGGATGGCCCAGCGGAGACGGCGGCGGCAGCGGTCGTACCGGCATACGCCGTCGCCACACCACCACCGATCAACGTAGACGCCGTCTCGTGATCGAAACCTGCGATATCGCCAGGGAAATAGGTGCGCCACGCTTTGGTGAAGCGCACAGGAACGCTGTTACTCATGATCAGTACCTCAGTCCAGACTTTGAAGGCAGCCCCGCATTAGCAGGGCTGACGCGGTGTTACATGCCTGCACCCCAGGTGATGCCGGTCCCGACAGCAACCGACTCAGGGTGACGCGGACCGAAGTCGTGCTTGCTGATCACTCGGATCAGCGTCTGGTCGCGCTGGAAAGCACTGACGGTTTCGCCGTTGGCATCTTTGTAGGAAGCCTCGGTACTGATCGCCACGGCCAGGTTGGTGTCTTCACCGATGTAGCAATCAGCGAAGTTGACGAAGTAGATTTCAGACTCGTTGCCACCGGCGCCGAGGTTGGTTGGGATCTGCGTGGTGAGCGCAACCTTGTAGCCTTTGAGCAGGCCCAGATCGATTTCCGGGTAAGCCTTGTTGCCGTTGCCATCACGCAACGATTGCAGCCAACGCAGCGTGCGGGGCGCCATGATCCAGCCGCAGGCAGCCAGATCGACGTTCGCGGTTTCCAGGCGCAGCATCATGCCGCCCAGGTACAGATCAACGATTTGCAAGGTGGAACCAGCAGGCGCTGCCAGGACGTTGGAAGCCGGTGCCCAGTAACGCAGGCCCTTCGGCAGATTGACGCTACCTGCGCTACGGATGAAATGCAGGTCTTCTGAGAGACCCATGCTGGTTGCGAGATCGCTGCTGACCTGAGTGTCGATACGCGGGTTAACACCGGCGTATGCCAGCAGATCGTTGGAGATCGGCACGATGGCTGCGGCTTTTTTCGACGACAGTTTCAGGTCGCCGAACTGCATATCAGTGACCGCGATATCTTCCTCGGTACCGATGTAGCTGACCTGCGTGTTACCAATCACACGCGGCATGGTCAGGTTGCCGTTGTTCAGCGGCAGGCTGACGGCACCCATGTTGCGAATAACGGACTTGGGACGCAGCGACTCGATCACGCTGGTACTGAAATTTTCCGGGACAAGCACGCCGCCGGAGCCAGGCGTGACCGTGGACAGCGCCATATGCACGTCAGCGCCATAGCCGCCGGTCTTTGCCATCTCGGCAGCCTGGTGTTGATTGCCACCGGCCTGTACCAGCAGCCGGACCATCTGCGCCATGGCAACACCGGGTTTGGTTGTCTCGGCAAAGGGACCCGAGATACTGCCAGAAGGCGGGCCTTTCAGACCCTGAGCGCCTTCGTTGACCGGCACAGCGGTTGCTGCCGCCAGACGTTCCGCCGTTTCAGCGCGGGTGAGTCGCTCTGTCAGGGAACCGAACTGGGCTTCCAGATCGGCAAACTGAGTGAGCTGCTCGGCCGTCAGGCTGCCACCACCCTTTTCAATGTTCGCCAGCACCTGAATGGCAGCATTGAGCGTGGCGCGTTCGCTTCGCAATTGAGTTACAAGGGACATACTGCCTCCTGGGCATAAAAAAACCCGCCGAAGCGGGTGTGGGTCACTGCCGCGAACGCGGTCAGAGTGTTGCTTGAATGTTCATGGCGTTTGCACGCAACCCGATACGGCTGCCCTGCCGTTGCATCCGGCTTTGCGCGACGGCCCGCGAAAGGTCATCCACCGCGTCTTGCGGGCTTTGCAGACGATCTGCCAAGCCCGCAGTGATCCCGGCCTTGCCTCGATACAGCCCCGCCTCGGTGGCCCGAACTGCCTCGATGCTGAGTCCGCGATAGTCGGATACAGCGCTGACAAACAGCTGATAGCTTTCCTGTACCAGCTCCTGCAGGAACGCCATCGACTGTTCGGTCAACGGTTCGTGGGGACTCAGGTCGTTTTTGTGAGCCCCGGCATACACGGTGGTGACCTTCACGCCCTGACTTTCAGCCTGTTTGGAGCGATCCATGTGGCTGGCAATGACGCCAATGGAGCCAACGCCACTGGTCTGGCTCACGACCAACTCACTGCACGCGCTACCGATAAGGTAGCCGCCGCTGTAGGCCATGAAATTAACGATGCCGGTGATGGGCTTGATCTGCGCCAGGGCGCGAATGTCTGCTGCCAGCTCGAACGCGCCCACGGCCGAACCGCCCGGCGTGTCGATATCGAGCACGACCCGTTCCACCAACGGATCTGCCACTGCCGCGCGCAGTTGCTGACGCAAGCCCTCGTAGCTGGTCATGGTTTCGCAGGCGTTGATATGGCTGCCGCGACTGACCAGAAAGCCATGGACCGGCAGGACCTGCACGCCTGTCGACGCCAAGGCTGCTCGCTTCTGTTCCTCTGCCTGATCGACCCGATCCTGCGCCTCATCGTCGTAGAAGCCGAGGCTGGCACCCATGGCCGGGGCAAGGTTGATGATGTTCAGGTTCATTGCCTGGTTGGCCCAGCGCACGCCGAGATCCAGCATGTCCGGCGTCACCAGCAAGGGCTGGTTGAACAGCATGCCGGACGCACGTAAGTAATGTTTCATTGCGCAAGCATCCTTTCGATTTCGTGCTGTTGCAGCTCCAGCTGCGCCCGCACCTTGGGATCTTTCGGATCAGGCAGCTTGCCCGCATCCACCATGTTCAACGGCTGTAGGTAAACGTCGCCGCCAGTAACAGGAGGCATATTTTCCAGGCGACGTATGTCGTTCACCGACAGCCAGCCCCACTGACGACCAATTGCGTAGGAGTCGTATCGACTCTTCTGGTCGCCGCGCATCAGCCCAGTCAGATTGAATTCGATGAAGTAGTCGCGCCGATCCTTGGGCAACAGAAAATCGCGCATCATCGCCTGTTCGTGACGCTTGACCCACGGCAGCAAACTGAACACCACGAACTGAATCAACAGCTGTTCGATAGTGTTGTAGTTGGCCTTGTCCAAGTCGTTGACCATGGGAAGCGGGATCTTATAAATCCGCGCACAGTCGACGCCGGAGAGCTTGAGGATGCCGATAACCTCGGCATCAACGTTGGTCATGGAGACCGGCTTGAACGTCATGCCCTCTTGCAGCATGGCGACCTTCTTGGCGTTATCCATGCCGCCGAACTTTGTGCCCCACTGATCAAGAACCCGGTCGATAGAACCCTGATCCTTGATCGCAGGTGCTTCGCGCGGACGCTCGATCACGCCCGACACCGACACGCCGTTGGCAAATGATTTGCCGGTGTACTGTCGTACCGCCTGAGCCAGCCCGACGGCCTCGGCGTGCAGCATGATCGGCGACAAGCCCTGATACCCATTGTGCGAATGCCACCGCACATGGTGAATCAGCCGCATCGGCAATCGATCCTGAAACGCACCGACCTGGTAATACGGCAGCATGTCGCCGCCCTTATAGACGATGACCTTGTCGTTGTGGATCGGCCAGAGCGCAGTGACGTTACCGTCATCGCGGCGCTCGATGTAATTGAAGCTATTGCCCCGCAGGCCTGCGGCGAGCTGGCTGCCCTCACGGTGCTCGTACGGCGTCTGGAATCCGTTGGGCTGATAGCGCAACACGTCGTAGAGCGGGTGGTTGATTGCGGCGTCTCGCTGGCCGTTGTCAGTCCGGCGGTACAACTCCAGCGGGAGCTGAGCAATGCTTTCGGCCAACAGCGTCACGCAGTTCTGCACAATCGGCACGCCGAGCGCAGATTCGGGCGTGACCTTGGCGCCAGAGCTATTACGCCCAGAGCCGATCAGGCTACGCCAAACACTGCCATCGGGGTTGGAGACGACGCTGTCGGCCGTCCCGCGCTGCTTCGTAAAAAACATGCTCAACCTCCCCCGCCGTCATGAACGGGAACCGGCGCCGCAGACGCACGGTCGGCCAGCCAGGCCCAGCCAAGCAGCCCTAAACCTGCAACGATGAATGCGGCGGGAACACTGAGCAGTGCCACGCCCGCGACCACCAAGCCGAAGCCCAGCAGCCCGGCGAGCCATGCAACCAGCACCAGATAATTCATATGCCTGCCCCTTCGTCGTAAATGGATTTTCCTGAGCCTTCAATGGCGGTACCGCTCAACCCGGTCGCCATCAAGGCAGCGACCATGCCGTCAATCCGCCCAGTGGCTTTAGCCTTGTCCGCTTTTCGGTTGCCCGCTGGATCGCTGACGATGACCGCGTTACCTGCACACCAGGTCATTACCGGGTTGTTGTCATGGCGTAGTGTTTCGACGTCGGAGACTTCGCTGATGACCTCGTAGTCGTCAGGCGATAAATCGATCACGTCACCGTCGTCGGCCTTTTGTGGGAGCCCCAGCAAGCGCCGCTCGAACTCGTCGACCGCTGGCCCCATGTCCTTGAAGCCCTGACCGAACGCGGCCATTTCCGGCAGCTCAATGTCGTGCTCGACCATCAGCTGTTTAAGGTCTTCGATACGCCAGCGGTCGTAAGCTATTTTGCGAACGTCGAAGTATCCGCAGATCGCCTGCAAACGCCGCAGCACGTGAAGCTTGCTGATGGCACGGCCGGGTGTGGTCTCCAAATCCTTATTCTTGATCCACAAGGAATAAGGCACCTTATCGCGCTTCTCTCGCTCAGCCAGGTCGTGGTCGGGGATCCAGAAGTACGACAGCAACCGCCAGTGCGGATCGGCAGCGGTCGGATAGAACAGCAGCACGAACGACGTCAGGTCAGTGGTACTGGCAAGGTCGAGCCCTGCGACACAAGGCCGGTCCCGCAGGATGCGCATCGGCACCCGTTCAGCGGCCTGGCTCCAGACGTCCCACGAAATCCACGGCGACTCTGCCTGGGTCCACTCGCAGAAGTTGAGCCTGCGAACCACAGACTCTTGCGCGGGCAAGCCGCGTGCCGACTGGATCTGCTCGCGCAGGTACTGCCGACCGGGAATACCATCGCTCTGCCCTTCGGCGATGAAGTCCAGCGACGGGTTCACTTTGGCCCAGCAGGACTCGTCCTTGAATGGGTCATCACCCTCATCGAGCGAACAGATGAACGCGAAGAAACTGTCGTCCTCTTCCTGACCGGAACACAGCCGTACGCCAAGATCATGGTACTGACCACACACCGTCTTCTTGTCTGAACCGCTGTTGGTGATCATCACCACCAGAGCCTTGCGCCGGTTCTTGGTACCGGCGCGCATCATGTTCACGACGGTCGCTGTCTTGTGCTCGTGCACCTCGTCCAGCAGTCCGATGTGCGGACGCGGGCCGGACTGCCCTTCATCGGCACTGATCGGACGGAAGAACGAATAGGTGTTCGGGTAGAACAAGTTCCAGACCTTCTCGTCGCGGCCCGACTGGACCACCCGGCTTGCCAGCCGCTTCGACATGTTCACCATCGACACGGCATCGCGGAATAGGATCATGGCCTGATCGCGCTTGGTCGCAGCAGCGTATATCTCAGCGCGCTGCTCGCCATCGGCGACCAGGCCGTACAACCCAATGCCACCCACCAGCGGGCTTTTCCCTGACCCTTTGCCGGTTTCGATGTAAGCCAGGCGGAAGCGACGACGGCCGCTATCGGTCATCCAGCCGAACAGACTGCCTACGACAAATGCTTGCCAGGGCGCGAGGAAGAATGGCATCCCCTCATAATCGCCACCGTTGAGGCAAAGTACGTCTTCGAAAAAACCGATGGCGCGGTCAGCAAGCGCCTGATCCCAGACCAGGCCACGTGCCGGGCCGTGCTCCAGGTCGCGCAGATGCCGACGACAGGCGTTACGAACATCAGGACCAGCAACTATCTCTTCCGCCAGCACCGCGTGAGCGAATGCGGTGACACGGTCATCAGCTGAAGTATCGGTCTGCGGCGTCTCGTTGCTCATTGGGAAATAGCTCGCCTTGCGGCTGCGTAGCCGTTTTCAGGTTACGGCGGGCCATGGGTGAAAAACCAAACGCCGCGCCAGCGGCGTTCGCGCGCTTTTCAGCGTCATTGGCGAGCTGCCGAAGCACGTGCATCTGCTGAGCGCCGGTCTTGAAGGTTTGGATGTCGCCGCCCAATTCATCGGCGGAGGCTGAATTGCGTGCGGCGATCAGGCGCTGGTACCGAATCCAGTCCGCATACGCCTGGCAATAAGTGGCGAGCGCCATTTGGTCCATCCGTGAAACCAGACCGAGCGCCATCAGGTCAGGGATCAGGCGCTCCCATTCGGCGACGGCAACATCGCTGAGCACGTCGGGCATCGGTGGCGCACACACTGGCACCGCCGGTTCTTTAACTTCAGCAATCAACTCATCGAAGTTTTTTCTGCTACGATTGCCCTGCAAAACGTGCAGGACCGCGGGCTTCGCTGGTCGCCCAGAATTTCCATTTCCAGCCATTTTTCACCTCGAAATTCGATACCCCCCCCTACCCATTTTTCCCGACTTTGCGCACAGAGAGCGAGAGGCGGTCTAGCTATGGATAGGTAAAAACATTTTTACCCCCCCCTACCCATAGGCTTTGCCTATTCGCACCGAAACCGTGCGAAATCCCCGGTTTTCGAGGTCACCGCCGATTCCAGTGATGATTCGGGTCAAGGGGCATTCCAGCCTCTGTACAGCCAACCATTCGTCCGGATTTCTCCAGCCGTTGTTTGGTCGAGTCGTGGCAAAGCTTGCAGAGCGGCTGCCAGTTCGACGTGTTCCAGAACAATTTCCATGCGGTCTTGATGCGTTCTGCATCTCCGCTGGCCTTGGCATCCTTCAACCGAGGGGGAATCTTGTGGTCGACGATGATTGCCGCGGCAGGCCGCAGTTCCGTCGAGCACATACAGCACAGCGGGTTGGCCCGCAGGAAAGCGTCCCGCGACTGCTGCCAACGGTATCCGTAACCTCGCGCCGCGCTGCTCGTTCGCTCTGCATCGCTCATCTGTTTTCCTTCCAGACCCGCGCGACGTTTCCGGCGCTCTGCCAGACTGAGCCGACGAACACCGCGAGCAATACCACCAGCGGCCATGACTCCAGCGGCATCACGAGCAATCCCTTGCTGATGTACATCATCGTGGCACCAGCCCCGACCATCACCAGCCAGGCAAGACAGCTCATGTCACGACGGAAACGCGCACCCTTGCGGCGAAAGGTGAAGAGGCGAACGAACAGACCCAAGCACAACCAGAAGGTGGCTTGAGTCAACAGTGCGGGAATCAACGGGTTATCCATCCTGACCTCCAGGCTGTTCAGCGCCGAGCCTGCCCCGCCGCCGAATGGCAGCAAGGGCAACAGTCACGACCAGAACGGCAGCACCGAATGCTGCTGGTCCCGAGTACTTGAATGGCCGGATGCCCCAAACTTCGAAGTCAACCAGCGCGGGAGCGAACAGGTAACCCATAACGAAGGACACCAGAAAGAAAACAACTCGCTTCCAGACTGGCAGCTCTTCAGTCGTGGTGAAGAACACCAGCGCACCGGCGAGCGCACCAATGGCAGCCAGCAAGTCAACGCCCGTTACCAGCCCCGCGAATCCTGCACCGGCTGCACCGGCCACCACGACTGATGCGGTCGTGCTCGCTGGCTCGCCCATGGTCGTACTCCATTGCAATCACCCAAGGGGCGGAAATAAAAAACCCCGCACGAGGCGGGGTTGGTGACGGCCTGGGGAAGGCCGGTGAAGCGTGCACAGCACGTGCTCTGGTGGGCGACTCAGGCGCAAATCTCAGATCATGCCCACGTTGTACATGCGTTCGGAAAAACCGAAAAGCACTGTTTAAAGGTTGGACAGAACACGACAGCAATACGACATAGATACGACCACAACGCGACAAAGTACCGCGACGAACGGCAATACTTAAGCATGGCTTATGCCGGTGCTTCTTGGCTTACGATTGGCGCAGCTCCTTCCACAGTTTTTCCCGGCTCGCTCTCAGATGTCATGGGCTGCTGAAGAACTACCAGTCGGATTAACGAAAGGGCAGCAACACCTTGCTCCGTAAGCGTCCAGTATTCATCTTTGTCTCCTACGGGTTTTTCTCTGCTAGAAGGTTTTACCAATCCAAGCGTTGAGAAATCCACCATCCACTCTTTTACAGAGTTAGATGGCACTGGAAATTCAGTGCGATATTCCCCAGACTTCAGATCACCCACTATAAGAGCAGCGAAGTTGGACATATAAGCTACAGAATTTTCAATAATTAACTCTGGAGCAAGAGAGTGAAACAGCTCAAACAAAGAAGTCGTTTTGGCAAGCTCATAAGCCGTTGCGTTCTTCTTCCAAATATGCAAAGGCCTTTTATTGGCCTGAAGTGTTCGAATAGCATTCCTGATGATCGCTTCTTTTTCCTCCACTTCATTCTTTGCGTCTACGACGCTTCGTAACTGCGCGTTCTCAGCGCTGAGCCTAGCAAGTTCATTTGTCGTTTTGACATCTGAGTACTTGGATGCTCGTATCCAACCCTCGCGAGGATAGGCAATGAAGGCCTTCATCAACGCTATAGAACACTTCCCATATAAATCTTCATTAGACTTCCAAAAAGAGACAGGTTTCAGTTTAACCTTTTCCCGAAACTTGTTCAGAGCTAAGACTTGAGAGCGTTCAGTGTCTGTGAAATTCGAAGGCCAAGGAGCCAAGGAATCTAACACAAAAGCTAAACAAGGAATCCCCTGAGCTCGCGCATAATCATACTCTTTCTCGGTAAAGCTTATATTTTCCTGGGTAACCGATCCGTATCGGTTAGCCATGATTAATACATAGTAATCGCTCTGATCGATCTGCCGCTGGATGATGCTCCACTGTTCTTCATCAGCAGCACTAAACATTTCCATACCTACTGGAATGTGGTCCATTTCCAAAACTGCCTTGATGACAAGATCTCTATGGTCCTTCAAGTCATTGTATGTCGAGCTGACGAATATTTGATATTTACTGCTCATAAGTAGGGGCATCCATGGTTCGACAGGGAACGCTAGCAAAATGACACCACTACGTCCAGTTGTCAGGTTGTTGCACCCGCTGGCCTCGCTTATACCTCGCACTGCTAGTGCGCACGTTCGGGCAAATGCCAAGACGCTGCATCAACGCCCAATTTTTGCAACCATGCTACGAGCGTAGCTATGCCGAATAAACTGACCTAGTCCGCAGCGCGCCGAGCTATTACGGTCAGCGAGAATCAATGCCACCTGCTGATGCAGCCGATGGACATAATTTCTGTATGTGCGGTCTGCTCCCTCTGGAATCCCAGCTTCCCGCATTTGCTCGCGCATCGTGGCGGCTATCAAATACTTGGACCGAGCAAGTTTCGCCAGTCGAGGACCGCGCCCTGACAAACGATCAAGCGCGGCAACGGCTGCGTCGATCTCAGCGGCTATGTGATCGAGGCCACTACCCGTATTACCGAGGATGCGGGAGCCAGGAGTGCCGCGCGGCGGTGCACCGCCCCACTCAATGATCGAGCCGAGCTGGCTGCCCAATCCTCCGCCCTGGCCGCGCTCACGTTTCTGATCTCCCCAATGCACCATCAGCTCGTCAATTTCCTTGATCACCGCCCTTTCCCCCCAATCACAGAACCCAACACACAAATACCGCAACCCAACACAAACCCAACACAGCTAAAACCCTTTAAAAACAATGCATTAAAACTATTTGTGTTGAGTGTGTTGGGTTGGTTGGGTTTATTTGTCCTCGCATAAGAAAAAAAACTTGGCGTTGAACATGGTGCATTTGTCGTCATGCATGCGCGTGCGCGACGCCAAACCCAACACACCCAGCACACGGCGCTACAACGCACGGATTTCGGGGCCTTGAACTGTGTCGAGTAGTCAAAACCAACCCCACACATACCCAACACACCCAACACACTTTTCGATGCACTCATGCCGCAGCCGCCTTCATATGGTCCCAACCATCCACGTTCCAGCCTGCCAGACGCGCCTTACCCCGCCACGCATCGACCGCTTTGCCCAAGTCCGGCGCCTTCATTGATGGGGGCAGGGAAGCATCAGGATCGTCGGGCACAAAGAAGGCACCGAAGCGGCGGTCATTGCGCTCCGTCCAGGGTATCGACCGGGTCTTCTCCACCTCGGAGCTGATAAACAGGGAGAACTTCGTCTGGCTCATGACGTGCTCTTTGTTGCGCTGACACCATTCAAGGAACAAGGCATAGAGGTCGGTGGAAAGACAGGCGCCCCAGAGTTCCTGACCCAGTTCGCCATAACGCCAAAGGTGAAGGAACGTCTGCCAACCAGCCCGACTCAGCGCCACCAATCGCTCACGAGACGCGGTACTGGGCGGCCGGGTCCGCTGGTTGAAGTCACCCAGGTCAACGCGCAGCAGCCAACCATAGAGCGCCGCGACCGCGCCGGACTCAAGCTCCCGCCCGATGGCCTTCTGTCGGGCGACCGGCAAGGTTTCCATGGGCCACATCACCAGCATGCGGCGATCACTGTCGCTGATCGGCCAAGGCAGGATCTCGTTACTGAGGAAGACCGCATTCATGTGGTTGGCCTCTTCCCAGCCATTGATGAATTTCGATTCCATCCGCACGGTCTTGCCGGTGACCAGGTGCTTGATCTTGCCGACCTGGTTGTAACGCTGGTCGCGACTGACAACCTCTTCGAACACAGCCCACATTTTGCGGCTTTGCCAGGCGTTGAAGTTGCTCTCCAGCTGGGTCTGTCCAACAGTGGCCGCGTATTGTCCGTACAGCGCGCCGAAGGTATCGGCGAACAGCAGGCTTTTACCCGAGCCCTCCATCGTCGAATGCATTAGCACGGCGGTATCCATCTTCGCGCCAAGGTGTTGCAGCGGATAGGCGAGCCAACGGGTTAGCCATTGGGTTGCCGCTTCATCGTGGTTGCACAGGAAGGAAATCAACCAGCGCAGGTTCTCACACGCGGCGTCATCATCAACTGGCTCCAGCGGCAAACCGTCGAACGTGTTGATGTAAATACTCGGGTCTTTGGTCATCGTCGGATCAAAAACAATGTGTTCGACATCCACGACGCGGCGCTCGCTGCTGTTCAACCACAGCGGGTACGTATCGCCCAGTGCCATCTTCACTGCGCCCTCGGCGATCCTGCGTTTCTTTTCCCGGTCCCACACATCCTTGGTCCCGTCGATATAGACGTACCTCTCGACCGGTCGCATCCCCAGCGCGCCGCCCTTCTTGCCCGCCATTTTCCGGGCTTGCTCGATTTCCTTTACCTGATCGTCAGCAATCAGTTTCTTGTTGGTGTCCTCCAGCCACTGCTTGGCGAGCGGCTTCCCGATACGCGCCTCGAATGCAGATTTCTTCATCACGCGGGCTTTGTCGAAATCCCATACATGCGTCGTGCCTTCAACCAAGGCGAAACGGCGGAGTACGTGCTCAATGGTCAATTCCTCCCCCGCCCCCCCGTCAGCTGCAGGAGCCGCCTCGGCGGCAGGGCCAGGCTCGCTGCTCTCGGCAGTTGGGGCCGGGGGAAGATCGCTCGAACCGGCTCGCGTCGACCGCATACCCAACATCTGGGCAGCCTCCTTCACAGCCTTGGATTGATCGCCGTCGTGCTCAAGCAAACAGAACACCTCGAACGCATCGTTCTGGTGACCGTTCGCCAAAGGATCTGCAGCATGGTGGGAATACACTTTGCCGTCAGCAACAGTGATACCCGGCAGCCCGGTACTGCTCTGCGGGTACAGCCACTTACTGCCCTTCTTCGTGTAGCCGTTGCCGCGCAGAATCTCTTCAACATCGTGGCAGCGGTTGAATTCATCAATCACGGACGGTCGAACACTGGCCCCTGCGACAGCCTTGGGTTTCGGTTTGGACTTTGCTGCTGGCTGGACGGCCTTAGGTGCCCATGGGCATGCAGCTTCACCGTCGCGTTTGAAAATGTCCCAGTTCTTCCAGATATTCAGCAGATCACCAATCAGAACAGGCAGGCCCGCTGCATCCGGCGCAGTCCGCCAGGTGTATGGCTTGCCGGTGCCTGGGTGAGTCGATGGAGGCAACACGTCCTGCACAAGACCGGCACGCAACTCGAACACCGTAAACCGCTTGTAGTTCTCCGCATCCGCCTTATATAGGGCTTCGCGAGCTGTATCGCCAGCATCCCGAGCGGCGTTGGCTTTCAGCATGATCGACTTATGAATCGATCCGTCCGGGTCATTTTCGTGAGGCCAAGATAGCGCGTGCCGGGTGAGGTCAATCCCGTCTGGAACCTGAAACAGAACACGAAAGCGCAGCGGGTTACCGACGACCGTCGGGTACGCGAGCGCCAACGCATCCAGATCAAGTTCAAGCAGCTCGTAAAGAACGTGCCGAGTCCATTGCACATTGTCCACATCCAAGGAACAGATACGACTCGGCCCCAGCACTACGCCCAGGTTGTGGTGAGGGTTGTTTTCCCAGAATGCCTCGGCCTTCGCTGGGTCAACAATGTAATTACCCGGCTGATTCCAGCCCTTACCTTTCGGGCCTTTCTCGCCGGGTTGAATTGGTACCAGTGCCAAGCCAAACGTTTCACAGTAACGACGCGCCCAAGTGGATGTCGGTGTTGGACTGTCACTCATTTACGCCGCTCCCGCAGCGCCTGACATTCCATGCAGGTCGCGCAGCCCAGAATGGCAAGACGGCGAGGCTCAGGAATTAGCCCGTCGCAATCGTCACAGTTGAGTGCGCTAACCTCACAAACAGCAGCACGCGGACGGCGATCGAGAGCAACCTGCAAAAGATAGTCAGCGTGGTCGTTAGCCATATCGACGACATCAGCCATTGGCGCGATCCTCCATGGCCTGCCGAGCACCGGCCATGATGCCAAGCACCGCTCGGATAACATCGACGCCGTGCTTATCCAGCAGCGCAACCTCATGCAGCTCCCAAACCTCGTCGGCTGCGCCGCTGTGCATACTGGTGACGAACTCGCCCGTTTCAGCGAGTAGTTCACCAACGGCCTTGAGCGCGTCTTTGGTGGCAGCGACCGCTTCAGGCTTGTACCAGACGGCACCTGCCGGACGCACGAGGGCGTCCAGCAGCAGCGGACTAGCAGTCAGCCGAATGACCTCCTCCAGCTCATCGGGATTTAACCACCGGCGCTCTTCATCCAATTTGAGCTTCTTCTGCAGAGTGTCGTTATCCAACACCATGTCGTGAGCGAGCGCGGTAACACCGCCTCGGTAGTCACGCCCGGCACGATAAAGCGCCTGACGCAGTGAAAGGACCTGACCAGCGTCAGGCAAAAGATCCGTGCGACTCATAACCGTAAATACCCCGTTTACGGTGTAGCCATAGGCAGGGACACGCCCTATCCTACGACCACGACCGATGTGCATGTGCTGTGTATCGTCGTCGCCGGTCTGGGGGAATCTTGTGGTGAGAGGCCCCAGCTCCGGCACCTTTTAAGCAGCTTCAGAACCGCGCAGGTACGCCCAATCAATGTCAGGGCGCATTACTTCGCAGACCACAGCTCCTTGGGACTCACGCTCAATGTTGACTGCGAGAGCCGCGCTTGCCCGGCGATTGCAATAAGCAACCTGCCGAAGTTGTCCGGCAGAGGTAGCGCATTTGCCTGCAAACGCCTCTAGATCCGCCTTGTTAAGACCTTTCAAAAATTCGTGCAGAGTCATGTGCACCTCCGTTCTGGACGTGCAGATTAGCAATTGCTAATCGGCACAGCAATAGCAAACCGTAATTTACTGTTTGCTAACGTGAAGCGATCATTGAGAAATGGATATCTACGAACAACGCATCAGGGCTTTACGCCAGGCAATGGCAGGGCTCACCCAGAAGGACTTCGCCAACCAGCACGGGCTGGATGCCTCCTATTTGTCGCAGCTACTAACAGGGCATCGGAAGCTCGGCGAGAGGGCCGCAGCCACTTTAGAGGCGAAGATCGAACTTGTGCCTGGCACGCTGGTGGCGCCGAGCACAGAGATCGACCCGGATGTGGATGGCTATACGGGGCCCAGCACAGTGGCGCCATTAGGCACCAAGAAGGTAATGGAATCCCTTGGATTTATTACCATTCCTCACCTCAATGTAGCGGCTTCGATGGGCTCCGGCAGTGAGCCACCAGGCCACCAGCTTGAGGTCATTCGCGAGATTACAGTCCATTTAGACTGGCTTAGAACCCAAGGACTTGCGTTTTCCGGCATAGAGAATTTGGCAATCATTGCGGGTGAAGGCGATAGCATGAACGGGACGTTTCGCGATGGCGACTCGCTCCTTGTGGATCGCGGCATTACGGAGATACGGACCGACGCTATATACGTGTTCACTCTGGACGGCGCCCTATTCATCAAGCGACTACAGCGCTTAACTGGTGGCTCGTTACGCATGATTTCCGACAACCCGGTTTACCCAGCAATCGTGATCGAAGGATCGGATCTGGAAAAGGTCCACATCCAAGCCCGCGTTTTGCTCGTATGGAATGCAAGAAAGCTGTAGTGGTACAAGCCATAATTGAAGCCCGCCATGCGGGTTTTTTTGTGCCCACGCAGAAAAAGAGTACAAATGTACTCCCACCTATTGCCGTAGGAATCCTCTCGGATTACTGTATGAATATACAGAAACCAAGGAGGACCAAATGGCTAAGCCCTACCCTAAGACACCCGAACCAGCTACCTCAATTGAAATCCTAGGAGCTCGCCTTCAACGGATAATCAATGCTCCCGCAGCCCAAAAAGCCCACGAGGCAATCATTTACAAGGCGTCCGATGAATCCCAGCAGGACTGGGACCAGATCATTGAGGCGATCACCGAAACAGATGGTGTTTACGTCGCTTTCGAGGACGACGGGGCGACTCGGGTTTACTGGGACGTACCAGAAAACGACTAATCCAATCACAACAATCAGATGCCAGATAAAACTAATTTAGCATCTGCTATTGCAATATAATTTAGCTTTTGCTAATTTTAGCTCGTACCCCTCTCACCACAGGTTACGAGCCATGCAAACAACACAGCACACCAACCGCTGCCCGGTGTACCTGCACCCGGCAGCGGCTTCAAGCCGCGAAGCTATCGCAGCTATCCAACGCCAAACCGGCCTTCTCGTGATCGTGCAGCCTAAAAGCACTTCGCTGAAAGCCGTGCGCCCGGCAGTCGCGACGGATGATATCGGGCCATGGGGAGGTAATGCCGCATGAAGCAGCTATTGATCGGCATCACCGGCCCTGCCCGCTCCGGCAAAACCTCCGCCGCCGCCCACCTAGCGAACGAACATGGGTTCGAGTGCTATGCATTCGCCGACCCATTGCGCGACGGCATTATGGCGATTTTCAACCTCAGCCCCGAAGACCTCGAAGGCGATAAGAAAGAACAGCCGATTGGCTGGCTAGGACGCTCGCCGCGACAGCTTATGCAACTGCTCGGCACCGAATGGGGCCGTCACATGATCAGCGCTGACCTCTGGATCAATCTCGCTGAACAGAATCTGGACTGCCTGAGCGCTGTTTTCGACACCGTTCCGGGCTTCGTCATCAGTGATGTCCGCTTTGAAAACGAAGCCGACTTCATCCGCAAGCGAGGCGGGACGATCATTCACCTTTCACGCGCGGACGCGGTCGCGGTCAACCCGCACACCAGCGAGGACGGGGTATCCCGCCACCCGGACGACCTGACACTGAACAATGATGGGGACCTTCGCGAATTCCTGAAAGCACTGGACAAGGTGCATCACGCGCTTCGTTCCCGCGATCTGCTGGCCGTTGCCTGAGGTATTCGTCATGAACCGCACCCTGGACCAAACAGCCGCATTGCTTGGGCTCAAGCCTCGCGCCTTCCGCACCAGGTTGCGGGAGCTTGGCGTACTGAATTCTTCTGGTGATCTCGCGAGCGCATACCGTGAGCAGGGCCTCATATTCTCGGACCCACGCATTCGCTGGAATCCCACCATTGGAAAGCCAGTGCATTACGCCGTCGTAATGGTGAAGGAAGACGGCGTGGAATGGATCGCAAAAAAAATGAACATCGCCATCACTAAAAAGGACGACGCAGCATGACTCTGAACGCCATCACTCACGCCGTGGGCGCCATGAAGCTGGTACCGATCTTCGTGAACAGCCCAACCATCATTAGTCGAGCAACGTTGATCGGCGCGACATCCGAAGCCCTGAGCATGCTCGAAGGCCTACCCGCCGTGACTGCCGAACTGGCCGAAGTGTTCCGCCTGGTCGATGCCGTCGTGCTCGAAGGGCAAGTCGCGTATATCACGCCGACTCGTTGCCCTGAACACCCATACGGCGCGGTCATTGCCGACCAACAGGGCCGACTCTGCGCGACCGCCCGAGGGAAATCGGCACAAGGGCTGGCGGAATTGATCCGTCTCCAGTTGGTGCCCCAACAGGAGGGGTTTGGGGAGGTTTCAGCGTGAGTAACACCCTGGACCATTTGCGTGAAGAGTTCGCCACTCCATGCCCAACGCTGAGCGCGGTTCGCGAACGCTACTTCTCGCATATTTCGACTGATCGCTACCTGCTTCGCCGAATCAACGCGGGCGGCATAGAACTCAAGGTCACCCGCCTCGGCGGCTCCAGCAAAGGCCAGCCGGTAGTGTATCTGCACGATCTTGCTACCTATCTGGACGCCCAGGCCAATTCCAAGGCTGCTTAATTACAGGTGCCCGCTGCCTCCCAGCGGACAAAAAAAACCCGTTGCCGTCCTCTCACCACCGATCCGGCGACGGGCTAACCGAGGAAACCGCACATGCAAACAGAACACTACGTAATCCTAGTAGGCGTAATCACCGGCTTTACCCTGCTCGCGCTCTTCATCAACAAGGCAATGAAACGCAGCCTGGGCAACGCTTACTCCGCAGGAAAGTCCGCTGGGATCGCTGACAGCAGCGCCCGCATGAACGCATTGAACGAAGACCTGGCATCGCTTGCCCTCCGGAGAACCAACGAGCGCAAGAGCTTTCTGGAAACCATCGAGCTGAAGAATCACATTATCCAAAGCCTGCAAAAGCAGATGGATAATTCATCGGCAGGGACCCTGACTAAAGCCGATCTCCAAGTACTCATTGATACCGCCGAGACGCTGGGCATGGCCCATAAAACTTGGCTGCCTATAAAAGGCACCGAACCGTGGCGCGCCAGGGCAGCGGCCCAGCTCGAACTACTAAATGGCATCGCGCAGCGCATTCTCGGCGAAATCCGCAAGAGCGGCGTCGCGGTAACGAGCTCAGACCATTCGGCCCAGCCAGGTAAAGCAGCATGAAGCCACAGAACTATTCCTCCGATTACCTTCGCGCCTGCCTACACAGAGCGATCCAAAAGAACGACAAGTCACTGACCGTCTCGACGCTCGATCTCAAAGACGCTTTGGCTGAGCTGGAGAGTCTGCGCACCCATCAGGATATAAGCCGACCAACAGCGCCACTTGTGGGCTGGGCAGACCCCGTTGCCGTACAGCAAATGCGTCAGGGTCAACGTTGGCGCCTGACTGTCACCCGCAAAAGGGTTGGATCACATACGCAACAAATCTGTGCAGCAACTGCGCAAGTAGGCGAGCACCGACAGGCCGGACGCTCGATAGAAAGTCTCATGACCTGTGGGGACGCTGCCGCGAGCCAACATATGCAGTCGGAGGCAGCATGAACCATCCAAACATGACTCCATCAGAGATCTTGGCCGAAGATGAGATAGCAGCTATCACGGGCTATCAGACGCCCTCGAAGCAGATTAGCTGGCTGACAACTAACGGTTGGCAGCACGCGCTAACTGGCGCTCGTCGCCCGGTGGTTGGCCGTGTTTATGCGAGGCTGAAACTGTCTGGAGTGAAACCAACCTCCACCACAGCCGTAGCGGAAACTTGGACATTCGATCTGTCTAGGGTCGGCTAGCCCATGCGACCGAGAAAACCAGAAAACCGCGACCTTCCTCCGCGAATGATCAGGCGCACCCGAAAAAGAAAAAATGGCAGCGTGTACGTTTTCTATTTTTACTGGGGCAAGAATGAAGATGGGAAGTCAGTAGAGATACCACTCGGTACCGACTTCGACGTCGCTAAAATCGAATGGGCTAGGCTCGACCAAAAGACTGTCCCTCGGACAGTGAAAACGCTGGACCAGGTTTTCGATAGATATGACCGAGATGTCATCCCCACCAAAAAAAGCAGTACTCAAAGGGAAAACCGATTGGCGCTCAAACAACTGCGTGCAGCGTTCGGCTCTGCCCCTTCGGACGCGATCACTCCCCACATAATCGCTCAGTACCGCGATGCGCGAACCGCGAAGGTACGGGCCAATAGAGAAATATCGCTGCTGTCCCACATCTACAACGTCGCCAGAGAATGGGGACTCATAACGGTGGACAACCCGGTGACTGGAGTTCGCAAGAACAAAGAAAAGCCACGGGATTTTTACGCGACTGATGAAATATGGGCCGCTGTATACGCGCAAGCCACTTCTGAGCTACGGGACGCGATGGACCTTGCCTATCTCACCGGTCAGCGCCCAGCGGATGTGCTTTCTATGCGAGCCAGCGATGTGATCGGCGACCATCTGCACGTTGCGCAAGGCAAGACCTCCAAAAAGCTGCGGATCCAGTTGCTAAACATCGAAGCTGACAAAAACGGCTTGGGTGTTCTGGTTTTGCGATTGCTGGAGCAGCGTAAGGCACGGGCTGTTCGTAACCCCTACCTGATCGTGACGGAAGACGGTAGGAACGTCACAAGGGCGATGTTGCGTTTGAGGTTCGACGACGCGAGGAAGGTTGCGGCTGCGGAGGCACTCAGAAATTTGGATCAAGAGCTGAGCGCTGGAATCAAAGCGTTTCAGTTTCGAGACATTCGTCCTAAAGCGGCGAGTGAAATCGCGGACCTTGGCAGCGCCAGCAAGCTGCTTGGACACACCGACAAGCGAATTACGCAGACTGTTTACAGACGAGTTGGTGAGGTTGTTGCCCCCACCAAATAATCGGTTTTTCGTGCCAGGTTTCGGAACGCGGCAGAAAGTATCGGAACGTTTAGCCTTTAAGCGGTGATCAACCACCAAACCCCAAAAACGACAAAGCCCTGAAAAATCAGGGCTTTGTCGTATCTAAGATGGCGGAAGCATAGAGATTCGAACTCTAGGACCTGTTACAGTCGGCAGTTTTCAAGACTGCTGCCTTAA